TATATTTTATATTTTATATTTTATATTTTATATTTTATATTTTATATTTTATATTTTATATTTTATATTTTATATTTTATATTTTATATTTTATATTTTATATTTTATATTTTATATTTTATATTTTATATTTTTATCCTTTTATGACCTAATTCGTAGCTAGCAAATATTTTGCTATCTGTGTATTCGACGCCAGAACCTGTTTCGGCGACATTCTCACAAACCATCCAAAATTACGGCGCTGTATTAACTCACACGCTGGCACATACAGACCAAAAGACTCGTGGCACAAATCTAAATCAATCGTATCACTCATTAAATCGTCCAAAATTACCGGCGACTCATCCACCTTCTTTGCGCCTATAAGGTCAGGCTTGATCACGTTTACCGTTCCGGTCGATATCTGGTCAAAGAACCATTTGCTTGTCTTACCGTCGAAATCCATTTCGTTAGTATAGTCTTGCGAAATCAATATTTCTAAATACTCTATATACTTCTTCATTATGGTATTATCCTTCTTACATCCCATTATCTTCGTAGATGGCGCAAATGTTATCGCAGATGATGCGATGCTCCTAGAAACCATCTCTGTTACAAATACACCATCAGCACCGGTTCCTTTACTTATACCTAGCTCATAAAGAGTCTTCAAATTCTGGAAACATATAAATGATGGCGGCAATCTCATACCTCCATACTTATTAAGCAGTTGTGCCATTGCCAGCTCACGCATATGAGGGCGAAGTGGTGACGCTAACTGATCAACATTTATGCTCCATCCAGGTAATATTTTATTGAATACTTTGTCGTCAATAATACAAATATTAAATGAACCACCGCATTTCTCTATAATGCTCCTTATTGTTAAATATAAGTATGGTTGATTCAAATTCGTGGTATTCCTCGAACCAAAATTCTTCCACCACCGTTCATTGACGTCATATTCTACATGAACCCACATAAATGGCTTATTTCTATCCATTTTATTGTCATCATTTGCTAAAAATTTATGTATTAAATCATATTCTTCTTTCTCTACATCTTTCGAAATCTTATTGTTGTATTTTGAATACATATACCCAATTATTAAAAGTAGTGCAAGAAGTATTATCTGTTTTCCTGAAATCATATTGAATAATATATATTATATGTATAATAATTTATATGTATAATAATTACCTAGAATATAATTTATTCAGTATGATTCGTATTTAGATATTTAATTTTTCCATTTCGACACTTTCATCAATTCGTAAGTTGATAAAACTCCGAATTAAATCTTTTGTTTATTTCTCTCACGATTTCATCTTGTTTTGCTAGTCGATACGCACGTTGCATATCTTGTTCCACTTGGATTGCTGTCTCCCGATCTAACTTCGTAGTATGCGCCTCCTTCGAATAGTTATAATTCAGTCTTTCAATATCTCTAAATATCTGCATCTCATTTGTTGACGTGTATTTTCTTCTACTCTCGAAATCTTCTGCTGTTACAGGTATTACTGTCTCTGTATGCGCCTTTTTCAGATCCTCATATTGCAATGAGCTAAATAACCCACTCGAATATTCTTGTGGTGCTTCGCGCCCCAGTCCATAATATCCGCCTCCACCGCTACTATTCGCCGTCTGTATCTCGCTGCGTTGTATAAGCGCCATCTTGTTACGCAATGCTGCCTTTTTGCGTTCGATTCTTTCATTCCTTTCTGACCACGTCCCACCTAACTCTTGTGGCTCATACCCGTATTCATCGTCATCTTCTTCAGTTCCTGATTTAGTCCCCCTAAACCATTCTTCATACCCGTTATCCTGCTCCTCGTCGTGAAGCCGGAATTTCTCGAACTTTTCATTAAACCATTTGCTGAAATTGCTTGCATCCATTTTTTGAATCTTTTTATATGCTTCCTCGTGTGTTTTATGATATTCGCGATCATAAGCATTATGAGCTGTCTTCGTTTTATTCTGGTTTAATTCTCTCTCGATAATGGCAGTATACGAAAATTTGTCTTCCTTATAACCTTTCTCACCTGGGAAACGAACTTTATATATTTCATATAATATCTTATACGCTTTGGTGAAAAATAGAAAATAGTCCTTGGGTAACTTTGACTTGTCTGGATGCATCTGTAACACAATCATCTTCGCCTGTTTAAGATGCTTTTCGTCAAACATCACTGGAAGTTTGAATAGATTTAGTATATCCGCTAACTCATAATTGTTTATTTCTAAGTCTATGGTTTCTAATGCGGTTGACATTGGTTATTATATATAATAAATTATTGTTAATACTATATTATATTAATTTATTTATTGTGTGTGTATATAACTAATTTATTTTAAAATGAAATTTAATAAAACATCAAAATATTCTAAAAGACAAAAATCATTTACAACTACAAAAAAAATAAGAGATTCAGTATGTTCATATTCAAAAAAAAAATCAAGATTATATACCAACTCGGTAGTATTTCAGTTTTATAGTAAGAGCAAAGATAACGAACTACCTGGTAAATCATCCGGTGAAAAAATTACACAATCGTGTATTTCCAAATATTCGGAGTTATCTACCATACCGAATTGGCGTAAAATGTTGTCTAATTTTTGGGAACCTCCTGGTAATGAAAGTAAGACGAAAGCATTGTTTTCTTTAGGAGGCCATAAATGGCGAACATTACAAAATTATTTACAGGGAATTAGATACATTGATGAAAATCATAAATATTACCTCCAATTCTCGCTAGATTCAAATTCACAATTATCGAAAAGTCCTATATTGGCAAAAAAAATGTATAAACATATAAAATGTGATGATAACTATGAAGAGCGTAAAACGATTGAATTAGAACGCGGGTTATATGCGAAATTTAGTCAAAATATTTATTTAAGAAATATGCTTTTGAATACATTAGACGCAAAATTAGTTCATTTTAGGCGAGGTAAGCCCCCTTTGCTCTGTATTGAACTTATGAAGGTGCGACAAAGGCTAAGGAATGAATTATGTAATAATGTAAATAAAACTGAAAAATGTAAGTAACATACATTTTCATTATAATATTTGCGTTATACTTAGTAAAATATTATTTATATTTACTTTATATTAGATTTAATTATATTCATAAAATGGAAGATGTTTTTGAACATATAATGAAAAATTTAGGTATAACAAAAGACGAGTTTAATATTGTTAATAAAAATTTTTATAAAAGGCTTGTAAGTGGGGATGCTCTTACATTAATTATTGGAGAATCTTATATGGAAGGTGAATGGGTTAGTAATGACTTAGTATCATTTTTACGAAAAGTAAACATTTTAGATAATTACAATGACCTATTTTTTACAGCAATAAAAGGCGTTCCTATAAAAACGCTTTTATATACAATTGTGCTTATTATTATCATATGTTTTAATGATATTAAAACACAAATAATGGACTATCTGTATAATGGACAATCTATTAAGTTATCAAAACGTGTAGCTGAACAACATTACGATATTCCTGATATTTTATATAATCACATGTTAGATAAACAAAAACAGTATACGTGTGCATATTGGAAACCTGGAACTACTACACTTGACGAAGCACAACAAAATAAAATCGATTTATTAATTAATAAATTACAAATTCCTGATGACACTGAAATGTCCATATTAGATATTGGCTGTGGATGGGGTGGATTAACGAATGCAATATCTAAACGATATCCTAAATGTAATGTCGTGGGTATTAACATATCAAAGGAACAAATAAAATATGCAAACGACACATATGGTAGCGATAAACTTAAATATGTTTTTTGCGATTATAGAGACTTACCAAAACAAAATATAAAATATGATAGAATAGTTAGTGTTGGAATGTTTGAGCACGTAGGGTTAAAAAATTATGATGAATTTTTCAGGATTTGTAATGATGTTATTGCTGATGATGGTATAATCGTGTTACATACAATAACAAAATCAGAAAAAATGAAGTATGTAACTGGTTGTGAAAATATATCTACTGATAAATGGACTGAAAAATATATATTCCCAGGCGCTTTTATTCCAACTGCGGAAACAGTATTATCGTCTGCTATAAAAGGAAAATTAATGTATCATCATATACAAAATTTATCCATTAGTTATGCAAAAACATTACAACAATGGTATAATAATTTTGTAAAAAACTGGGATACCATAAAAAAATCAAATCCTTCATTTTTTACAGAAAAATTCTATAAAATGTGGGAGTTCTATTTATTGTCTTCTATGGTAATGTTTGAAGTCAAAAATATACAACTTTCGCAGTATGTCTTTACAAAACGTTCTTATCCAGATATGTATATTTTTACTGAAAAACTTTAATAATTTTTAGTTATATATAGTATAACATACATATTACAATGCCTGCTTGTATAGAACAAAAAACCAAAAAGTATCGTTCGCGTGGCTCGCCTCCTTATTCGGCAATGGACTGTAAAGATTTAATGAAGAAGGGAAACGATGGCGCGACATATGTATCAAAGCCTGATAAACGTGGAATATACCGCTGGGTAAAGAGCGTAGGCGGTGTTGGTGCCGCTGCTGGGACCCCTAAAAATAAAACTAGTAAGGTCGGCACCGCTAAATGTATATACAAAAAAAATATTTACGGAACAGTAAATGTTTCTAGATTCATAAAGTGTATCAAAAACGACACACTTAAAAAACAGCTAGAGATTAGTGGTAAGCCTAAAAACATATATGAAATAAATGATAATGCTGCTTTCCCATTTGTTGTCTTTGATTATGGCGGACGCGTTGATATTTATAATAATCATTTTAACGAGGCAAGTAATAAAGGCGAATTAAAGGATAAACTAATGGACGTAAAATATGAACAAATTTTTATTGGAGATAATGAATTAAATGATCCTTATTGGGCTTTTAAACGTGGAGTGGCAAAGGGTAATACAATTCTTTTACAAACAAGCAAAGACAAATATATGTTCATAGGTAAAGGCATTCTATCGTTTTCAACTAAGAATGGAGACACGATTCGCAAATTTTATTCACCGATTGGTGGAAACTATGATTCATTTCCATATGCGATAGGTGACAAATATGTTTATTTATTAAATGACAAAAAATATGCTCCTATTGGCGAGTTTGACATAACGAAAGATGTGTGTAAACAATACTATTGCTATGATGTTGAATGTAAAAAATATAAAACTTATGGGTTGTCTATGAAAACTAATTATGCTCCTTTTTACGGGTATTATTAGAATTATATTTTTATTTTGTATATATATTTTGTATATATATTATATACTACTTATAATATATACTATCCTATATTTATATGCCTGCTTGTATAGAACAAAAAACCAAAAAATATCGTTCACGTGGCTCACCTCCTTATTCGGCAATGGATTGTAAAGATTTAATGAAGAAGGGAAACGATGGCGCGACATATGTATCAAAGCCTGATAAACGTGGAATATACCGCTGGGTAAAGGGCGTTGGTTCCGTAGTTGGGTCCCCTAAAAATAAAACTATAAAACGAAAATCCGGTTCTAAATCTGGCCCCAAAAATAAGATTATTGTTCTAGATATGAAAGAATATGATGCGAAACGTAAAGGTTATATGGGAGATGGTGACGGTGATGATGATGGTGCGGATGCTTGGATGAAATCGGCAGATATTAAGTCACCCACTGAGGGAATGATTAGCAAGGATGGTCGTGTATACATCAAGAATAAATGGGTTGCTACATCTTCCGATAAAGCAATTTTAAATGGTTTTAGGAAGTTTACTGTCGACTATGCAGCGAAACATATAAATAAACCTGTGATTTTATATACGCGCGAATATGGTTCCAAATGGCCGGCGCGAAATGCCTGGACCAAGGCGGCAGGCAATGCCGATAATACATACTCCCGGATGAAATTTATTCCTAATGGTGATGCCGGTATTTTTCCAAAAAAAAAGAAATTCGTAAACTGGCTTACTACGCGTTCACCATCTATTAAAGAAGGGACTCATTTTTATATCGATGGGGAAACATTCATTTGTAACAACAAGGCACAGCGCATATCGCCATATGACTGCGCTCCTGATGAATTCTTAGCCGATGGTTTACAAGTTGACACTAAAGATAAGCAAACCTTAAGCACCAATCTTATGAATACCGAGGTGTTTGTTAAGGCGTGATGGAGATGGAGATGGAGATGGAGATGGAGATGGAGATGTATATGGAGATGGATATGGAGATGGATATTATAATATATAAAATTGAATCTAAATAATATAAAATATATCATTTTATATTATATATCATCTGACATCAATAAAACACATCACATATCATATATCACATATCACATATCACATAATTATTGTATGAGTTTGTCATCTTCTTCCATACAAGATACCGGCAAATTTAGAACGAATACCAAAGACCAATTTTATACCGACGTCAGTGTAGCAAAGAAGTGTATTACGCAAATTACATCCTCTCTACAAACTATTGGTGGTGCCGGTGTCGGCGCCGGCGCCCTCGATCCATCTTCTTATTTGTGGATTGAGCCATCAGCTGGTAATGGTTCGTTCCTACATAACATCCCCAATACATATACTAAAATTGGTTTAGATATTGATCCTAAATCCCCCGATGTTGTGTGCCACGATTTCCTTCAATGGACTCCGCCACAGGATAATACTAAACCGATTCTCATATTTGGAAATCCCCCATTTGGTAGTCAGTCCACCCTCGCTAAAGCATTTATAACACGGAGCTGTAGTTTTGCCACTATTATCGCATTTATTCTTCCGAAATCGTTTGTAAAACCGAGTATGTATCGCGCATTTGACCCTTTGTTTCATTGTATTCATTCTAGTAACATTGGCGAAGATGCTTTCGTTTTGGTGGACTCCACCACGAAGCATAATGTTCCTTGTGTCTTTCAAATATGGGTGAAACGAACCTATCCACGTCCTATTGAAGAAAAGACTGCTGAAAATGGGTTTCATTATGTAAAAGCAACAGATCTATATGACGTCGCTTTTAGGCGTGTAGGTGTTTATGCTGGAAAGTGCTACATTAATACCGTGGATGATGGAATAGAATACAGTCCTCAGTCACACCATTTCCTGAAATTTGATGAAAAGTATGAAAAAAAGATTGACCTGATTGTTGAAAGAATAAATGGCCATAAGTTCCCCAGCAATACTGTAGGTCCACGCAGTCTGTCGAAAACGGAAATAAATTTGGTTATCAATGATATTCTTGGGGGTTTGAACTTGAGTTTGAGTTTGTAGTGGAGCCAAAGAATTTATCGAAATCTTTGAAAGGTATTTTCCCCTTTGGATAATCGATAACTAGATCGATGCCTCTTACGAACTTAATTTTTATTTCTGGGAAGTTAATATTGCTGATGATAATATATAATAGTTTGTTCGTTTTTTCATCGAATGCTTTTTGGTCAAATTTTCTCCCTTGACCTATCATATTTGATGGCATAAAATTACATCCTCCTGCTGTGAATGTTTTTTGGTCGAATTGTAAATTTTCACCACCATCGACGCCATCGACTTCGAAATCGTGATCTTTACATCCTTTTATATGTTTTAATGGTGGATAATTTTTTTCTAACCACGGTTCTATGAAATGCGAAAAAGCTCTCCCGTCTTTTAATATACTTACACATACTTCCAATGGTAAATTACCAAACGCGACATTTTGAATTGTATGAACAAACGTGGTATTAAATTTTATAGTTGAAATTACAATTTGTTGTGACGCCATTTGTCAATCGATGGGGGTGTGATGTTGGTGCGTGTGTCGCACGAGGGATTGCTTATTATGATATATGATTATATATGATAATATGTATCAATTTTATACCAACATTAATACCAACGTTAATACTAACGTTAATACCAACGTTAATAATAATTATGATTACCGTGTAAATTTGTAGTTTATGCACGTATTAAAAAATACATCTAAATCAGGAACACTTGCGCCCGTTATAGAAGCAATTGGTCCCTCATTCATACCACGAGCATAAGCCAAAAATACAGGAATCCCGTTTACCATTTTCTTATGTTTCAGAAAGGCGTAAAAGTCGAAGCATTCATCCACGTCAACCTCGAACATCGTTATATGATCCGGTAATTCGTTTGACTTTGCGTATGAATATTCCTTGATTTTCTTACACGGTCCACACCAGTCTGCTGTAAACTTAAATATAAGAATTCCTGGGTTATTTGTCATAAGTGTTGCGAAATCGACCCTTGTTCCTGAAAATTTGATAATTTTATATCTGTTGTCAATCCTGCTTAAAACGCCTTCCATCCTTTATGATATAGGTCTTTATTATACTATATGAAATATAATAATACTATCGAAAATTATTTTAAGTTAGTTTTTGGTTTATATTATTTTTGATTTATATTATTTTTGATTTATATTATTTTTGATTTATATTATTTTTGATTTATAATGGTTTACGTTTTATCTCTCATTTAATATTCTTATTCAATAGTATTATAATATTTTAGATTACATTAAATATAATTACATTTACTATGGTCGACATTGAACCTATGTTAGAATATAAACATTCTACTTTTGGCTTACATACTATTTATAATATTTTGATTTTCTTATATTTAGCATTTATCAATCCTTTATGTTCAATTCTAAACTATGGTATAAAAACAGAAAAGGAAGTATTACGTTCAATGATAATGACCAATATGGCTTTTTTTAAATGTTATTTACACAAGGTTTCAAAAAAAGGACTTATTATAGACAAGAATATAATGTATTTGTCTAATCATTTAACGTCAGGAGATTCTTTTATAGACCCTTATATTGTTAATTATAATGGAAAATTTATTTCTTTAAGCAAAGTTAAATTCTTATTACCTTTAGTTTCATTGTTAACTAGTCAAGTCAATACAGTAATATTCATAAACAATATGAAAGACAAAAATGAAATCATCCAATCAATGAATAATATTGAGGCACTAAGAAAGGCAGATACTAAGCGAAATATTTTAGTTTACCCAGAAGGATTAAGGCGCCCGCATAGACCCAACCCATCCACGATCTTAAAAAAGGGATTTATCTATCATTCTTTCGAGCACAATCTACCTTTACAAATTATTCATACTACAAATAAAGAGTATGTTATAGATGATGAGAAGGTTACATATAATGAAGGTATAAATACTTTTACGTATTATGGTCCTAAAATTGACCCGCAAAAATTAAAAGCGCGGTATGAAAAGAAATACAAAAAGGATTATACTAAGGACGATTATTATGAAGACGTATACAAGCAATGGTGTAAAATATGGAAAAAAATGGATAAATACCGGATTGATAGTTATATGGAGAAAGGTATGACATATGAAGACGCTGTTAAAAAAACAGAGGAATATGCTAAAAAATTCCCCCTCATTGAAGATAAGATCGTAAATGGCGATAATCCTATATCTAACACATTTATATTACTACGCAATGTGGCGTGGGTCATTATATACTACATCATTTACAAACTAATAGAAAAGGTATTTGAAATATTTTTCTCCTTTTCGAAAAAAATGAATCAAACGAATCAAACGAATCAAATGAAAAGCTCTTGTCTCGGTATCGGTGCTTGTTCTACTTCATTTTGTAAACGATTTTCTATTTTGAAGAATTTTTTGATTTCTCATATCTCTCCCGTTTAACGAGTGCTTAATGACTTCGCCGCATTGATATCGATATAGGCTTCGATGTCGCAAAAGATGTTATTTTATCCGCTTGTCGAACTATATCCTCCAGTGTAGAAATAGATAGTCTCGGAAGATCCGCGTGACTCTCCCAAAAGTATCTACAGTATGCCCATTTAAATTCATAATCATCTCCATATAAGTGTGACAAATTTTGAAGCAATAATATGTTTACATTCATCGGTAACAAATTCAAGTTATCTCTTGGTAGCACATAACATAATTGGACGATATCTTGGATTGTTTGCTGCTGTTTCGGCACAATAAACTGACTACTCATTTGGGGAATATATTTTACCAAATCCTTAAATAGAGGCGCATAATGATAATTATAACACCAACGCCAGTCGATACACCCCTTAATATAATAATTAAATGTCCATTCGAGTCCTTCGAGATAATTCACGCATATTTGCTTCTTACGTTCATCATTGATCTCCACGTCAAATAATGCCTTATAATATCTATACTCCCAATCTCGTTCAAAAGGATTAATATATTTTTCAATACTCCGCTCTTTCATAGGAAGCAATAATAGATCATCCATACATTGAATATCTGCTCCTAAAATATCGTCGCTTTTTTTTGATAATGATATTTCATTTTTAGGCGCTGCGAAATTATTTTTGCCATTTCTCCCGTTGAAAGCGTTCATCGTGTTTCTAGACCTCCCATAATCTAATGCTGCCGCATTGCCTACACTCCCAAACCTTTTAGCAAACTTATCTCGTTTTTTATGTTCATCTATAATGAGTTCATCCTCTTTATCTGCAATGTGTTTTATCATTTTATAGAAATTACTCCATTGTATCGTTGACCCGTTAATAAGAAATGTATCTGTCTTACCGATCGTCTCTCTATACACATTTAGCATAACGTCGATACCAGTTGTTCTAATATTTAATGCCGGAAAATGAGGCAAGAAATCATTTCCTAACAAGAAGCACATAAATATATAATCTTTTATACGATTTGTAGTTGTCACGCTAGTAATAACATCTTTCGATTTATCATCGTCATTAACAACGTGATTATCGTTGAATTTATTATATTCTCCCGTCATTGGCGTTTGACGTGTTTTGATAGTTGTCTCTCCGTAATTATGAATATACTTCACGATTGCAGCAGCAAGCTCTGGTATATCAAGCAAGTAGTCAGTATTCGCATCAAGTGTCGAATCAATCGATTTAATAAATTCAGGCGTTTCCCTAAAAAGATACAAATTTGGCGTAATATGTAAATGATTTAAAGTAAGCATAATAAGATCCGCATCCAAACCATACACCAGTGTAATAGTATCAGGCGAATTATGATATTCAGGATATTTACGCATATACTCGAATATCTTGTGTTCACCTTCACCTACTTCTGAACTACCAGAGACGATAAACTCTGGCATTATAGATGTGTCACAATTTTTAGCCATATAATAATTCATAACTGTTTCATTTAACTCCTTCATAAAATTAGTTCCTGGTGTAATTGATGATGTATTCCACGTCTCTTTATATGCTCTACCTTCGAATTCGCGCTGGAGCTCTGCCGTATACCACGACTTATACCTTCTGTCGCGCTGTTGACTAAGTTTAGCAACAGGTGCAACTCCGTCGAAGGCTATAAATACGCGCTTTTGAGGTTTTAGCGATTCAACATAATAATCTATTTTTTTACATACCATACTTATCAATTCTTTCTCATATTCTCTATTTTTTGTTTTATCATATGTAGGGCTGTTTTTTACGGCATCATATATAAGCGAATTACAATCCATATATAAATTATCAATATGTGGAAGCGATAGTAGTTTCTTTATTATTTGACCATAGTCACGAACAATATGACTGAAATAACTCGGGACTCCCATTGTGATCTATGATATGTGATGTGTGGTTTGTTTTGTGTATGTGGTGTATGTAGTGTGTGGTCTACGGAACAACGATATATGTTAATAATTATATATATATTTATGTTTCTATGTATTTTAAATATGTATATATTCTATTCTGTATATTATATTCTATATATTCTAGCTTAATGAATAATATATTGTATTATATATATAATATAATACAGTATATAATATATATAATATGAATCCAGTATCACCATCAACATCAGGAGCAGGCGGTGGTAATGGCGGCTCTGCTTCCGCTGCTAAATCAAATCCTATGTTGGACAGACAAAAAGATAAGCTTAAACCCAATCCAGGATTATTTAAAAATATTATTGGTAATTTAAATCCTGCTATTCAACTATCTGGTGGAAGTATTCTTCAATTAATATCATCTTTATCGCCACTATATCTATCGGTTTTTTTCATATTATCCAGTATTAGTAACGGAGATCTTAAATGGACAATGTTTTTAGCAGGAATGATTTTTCTAGTATTTATATTCTCTCTCGCTGCTTTGACCACAGATGCCAAGTTTGATAAATCACCAGGCTCTGCATTTTTTAAGCGCGAATGTAACTTTGTTAGTTTTCCATTTAATTTATCAGATTATACTATCCCGAACTTTAACAGCACTGCTTTGTCTTTCATTTTCGCCTATATCTATTTGCCTATGGTTCAATTCGAGAGCTACAATCTTGTTCTTCTATCTGTAATTATGGTGCTGTTCTTTATCGACGGTGTTACTAAAGTTATGAATGGCTGCACACCCATCATCGGCGTTATTATGGGTATGGCTATAGGTTGGATAGTCGGATACTTATGGTATCTTATCGTTTCTGGAGCAAATAATAATCTTATCTATTTTAATAATACAAATTCGAGCCCTATTTGTTCTCGTCCGAATAACCAAACATTTAAATGTAAGGTTTACAAAAATGGTGAGATTATTCACACAATGTAAAATGAATAATGCTACTTTCACTACTCGTTTTATACGACTTACGCATTGAATTTTGAAGAGTTATGGGCTATCCATTTTTTAAAATCATTCATCGCTGCATCTCTATGAAAACTATTTGTCAATAATTTAATATTGTTATACTTTCGCGACAATATAGAAATAAAGTTATACACAATATTACGTGTTATAGCCGTCTGATATTTAAACATCTGACTTTCCTGGAAAATTGGCTTATTCGTCCTTTTATTTACACTATTATGAAAATCAAAAAAGAACATCTGCAAGTCCTTTTTTGTTTTAATATTATCCCTTTTTACATTTGCCATTATAGCAAAAGCGTGTTCAGAACATTCTGGGCAAGGCAAATTAGCGCATATTCTACCACATATGTTCAAAAAATCATTCTTCAATTCGTCAAAATATTGGTCCTTCATTTTGTAAGCAAGCGTGTGAAATAAATACCACGTGGCATTTCCCCATTCTTTTTTAGTTGCCATATTATAATATAATAATATAAAGACTTTTTATTTTAATAATTATATATAATTTTTAGTATGACCGATAATATTGATTCGTCTTCTTCTAAACAATTTTTCTTTTCAGAATTGGCTAAAATTATGAATAATGCTAAAGAGTCTGTATATACCCCTACATCTATAAATACGAATGAAGATTCACATAAAAATATTATTATCTCTTCAAGTTCTTCCTTGTCAAATGGTGGAGTAGAAAATGAAGATATTTGTCTCATATCAAAGGAAAAACTTCATCCCAATCATATCACATTATCTTGTAAACATAAATTTAACTATATACCTATTTATAAAGAAATTTCATATCAGAAAAATAAAACCAATAATTCATATGAAATTACTAAACTATCGTCCACAGAAATAAAATGCCCTTATTGTCGACAGATTACGCCTAAGCTTATCCCATACATCCCTTACCCATCTGTAAAACAGATCAAATATGTAAATTCGCCTGACTATATGTGTATTCCTGCTATGAAATGCACGCACGTTTTCAGGCACAAGCATACGTGTGAAGGTAATAATGACAATGATGACAATCACGACAATGATGACAATCACACAAAATGTGATAAAAACGCGCTATATTATGAAGCTGAAAATGTATTATTTTGTGCTCAACATTTTCGACAATATGAAAAACGGATGAAA